TCGAGGTAATTGTCGCTATCGAGCCCAAGGTTAGAAAACGCTTTTTTATAGTCCTCAAATACGGCCTCGGTCAACTCCCGGGGTAATACTGTCTCAAACCGGGCCTCGTGCTTTTTAATCACATTCTCGATTAATTGGCACTCCTCGTATTGCTCGGCGTCTTGGTGCTCGATCAATATTGCAGCCAACACGACGGCCCCGTATGAAAGTAGTATTTTAGTGTATAATGCCTCCATGCCGGCAAATATCGTTAATTTTCTTTATTCTCGGCGTTGTCCTCGTTTTTTAGTATGTCCCGGCCCTGTACGGCGGCGGCGATCGTGTGAGGGTGCGCGCCCGCCTTGGCTTTTTCTATTATGTACGCCGAGTGCTCAACAAATAACTCCGGGGTCAACTTGTGAGGGCATGGCATATTTAGCATAAATGCAATATCGGACAACTCGTACGGGGTTTCGTTAATCACACTCAAGACAACAATACGCGCTTTGTCCTCCTCAATACCGGCGTCGGAAAACATTTTAACGGTTGCGTGTATATCTTGGTTGTAACGCTCCTCGTCCCGGGCGTTTTCTCTTTTGAAGTCTCGGCCGTCTATTACGTGCACCTCAACACCAAAACGCGGGTCTTTTGTTAATTCCATTTCCTGTAAAAAAGGATTTTTTGCAAGGGCGCGCAAGGCAAGTAAGTCGTCGTGTTTATCGCCAAGCCTGTTAACCTCCATTTTCTTTACAAAGTAAATGCCTGCCTTTAGCACCGATAGTATTGCCAGTGCAATTGCCACGGTTGCCACGCGCTTAAATGCGGCGTCGTTGTCCTCCCAAAAATATGATATTGGCGATATAAGAAAACAGGCCAACACAAATAATTGCATTTGCTTTAAATAGCGGTTGTTTTCTTTTGCCTCTTTAAGTTTTCGGTTGTACGCCTTGCGTGCCGCCTCGATCTCTTTTTTTGTAACTGGTTTCATAAAAAATAAATTAAAAATAAATTGGTTAGGGCTCCCGGGGCTATCCCAAGAGTATTAATAATGCGGTTGCAGCACATAACACAACGATCGTTATAATTACGGCCCGGATAAATACGGCGATCATTGCGCCAAGAGTTTAACGTTATTAGTGTGCAATGATTTATAAAAAACGGTATCGGTAAAAAACTGGTAACGGTTAACCGCAAGGCCAAGCAATACGCGCAAAACCTCTTTTGTATAGGTTGACGGCTTGTTTTTTGCCACAACATAAACCATGGGTTGTGTTATAGTCGTATATCCTTGTCTATGCAGCACTCGAACCGCTTTGCGGGCAAAACCGTACGGTAAATAGCCTAAATATTCATTACAAAGTTGCATGGTTAAATTATTTTTGTATTAGGGTAAAGTTTAAGGTTTCTCTTAATAGTTATTTGCCCGGCGGTTACTAATCCGGCAAACTCGGTGTCGCTCATTACAACATAAACCCAACGTTGTTTTGATCGGGGCCAATACTTGTAAGTAAACAGTTTCTCGCCCTCGTCTTTAAAGTGGTTGAGCACATGGCAAAGGCGGTGCCCGTAATAGAATTTATTTGGAACCTTTACCGGGAGCCGCTTTGCTTTTCGCTTCATTGTTCAGTGTATTAATGTCTAAAACCAAACCCCGGTAAATAAGCCCGTGTAAATCAAAATGCCACTCGTATAGTTTTTGCATCATTGCTAAAGTGGCAAAGCCATACTCGTAAGGGGCTTTTGTGGTTAAAACCGGGACAAATTGTATTGTACCACGGCCCTCAATATAGGGCGTGGAAATATTAACATATTCACAGTGTCCCGCGTGGTATCTTCTTAACTCGTCGATAGGAATAAACGTTTTACCGTTTACCGTTATCTCTTTGGTATAATCTGAAAGCGGCCGCAATAAAAGTTTTGAGCCGGTCGAGTTGTCGGTATATTTGGCGATCCCGCTTGGGGTAACAAGTCCAACAACCGGCTCGTCGTTAAAAAAAGAAACCGACTGTAAACCGTATGGTAAATAACCAACTATTTCTTGTAAAAGTATTTTGTCCTCCATGGCTTTACGTGGTTTGGTTAAACTCGTGAGGCCCGTTGTAGTCGTCGCAAAAGTGAGTGATCGTATAACCCAACTCCGGGTTATAAATCCAATTCCCGTGCATGTCCGGGTAATGCCATTCTTTTTTTGCAGTGTCCCAACGTAAAACGTCGATAAGGCCGCCTTGCACAATTCCGGGTTTGCATACCCATACGAGGCAAGGTACAAAGGGCGTTGTTGGTTGCCCGGGGTAATCTTTGTCTTTGTTGTCCGGTTCCCCGGTGCCAACTGGTTTCCAATTTATCATATAAGTTTAGTTTAAGAAGTATTTAAAAAGGCGTAAACGATTTTCTTTTTGGTTGGAGTATAAAAGAATTAACCGAGGCATAAATACCGTTTCGCCCTCTTTGGTGCCGGCACTTTGAAGTTTAAGAAGCCCCTCGTTAAATATATTGTTGGTGCCCGGGCTCAAACGTTCCCACGGGTTAAAGTTGCTTACGTCAATAATGAACGCGGCCGCAATAGGTTTCCAATTATTTTCCACGATAATAGGTTTAAGTAAATAAAAATCCCTGTAACGTTATCTTGTTACAGGGACAAATATAATAATTATTTATTATTTCCGATATAATATTTTTATTATTTTTTTTCTTTTTCTTTTGCTCCCGGAGCCGGTGCCGGTTTCTTTTTGTCTCCGGGCTTGGGCTTGTCTCCCGGTGCCGGGCCCTCGGCCGGTATGGCAAGCGCGGCGGCCGCTTCTTTTTCTGCAATTATCGTGTTGAGTTCGTCGGCCGGCTCGCCAACCAGTCCAAGCATTTTAACGGCCGTGTCTTTACTGATAATGCCCGCCGTAACACCTTGCGCGAGATATTCAACCAATTCTTTAAAGTCGGTCGGCAATATGCTTTTAAACGTAACATCAAAAAACAGGCTTTCGGCCTCGGCTTTCATTCCAACATTGGTTGTAATAACCGTCCCGGAGATCATAACGTTAAGTATGCGCTCGATCGTGGTGCGGTTGCCGCCCTCGTTAAGTTTGGCTTTTATGATCGCATCGAGAAACAACAATTTAATTGCAATGCCGGAGATCGCACCAAAATTAATATCGCTGATCCCTAATTGCGGCGTGCTCGAAAGTGTGTGTATTAATTTGTCGAGGGTCTCGAGTTCCAGTTTAACGCTTTCGGGTGCGTTATCCATGGTTAAAAACTCGGCGTCGCCGTGTATCTCTTTACCGTCGTGGTTTTCCTTAATTGGAAACTGTAACGTTTTCCCGTCGTCGTCTTTGTCCGGCATGTTAACCAGTGTACCGTACAATTTAAGTAACGGGTACCCGGCATAATCGTTGGCGGCTCCTAACTTACTAAACGTGGTCTCGTACCGGTCGATCATTTGCGACACGTCGTACCACTCCGGGGCGTCTTGGCTAAGGTACACAACCGGAATTTTAGAAAACCCGTGCGCCTCTTTGCCGTCCTTATCAAATGCCATACTCCCGGTTTCGTCCGATAGCTTGTAAAGGTTGCTTTCGTCGTATATCCAAACCCGGTTAATATTTTTGTCTCCGATTTTCTCGGCAAACCTCCAAACAAAGGCTTTCATGTCGCCGTATGCGTCGAAATATGGAGACATTTTACCCTCTTTGGAGGTTCGCACAACGCTTTTGATCTCTTTTTCTCTATTGGGCCCGAGCAACTTATTAAACATCGTGTCCGGGTTAATGTCCTCGATATAAAATACAATCGCGCTCTCGGTCTCCGACTTCTTAACCTCCAACAACTTTTGTATTTTGTCGTCGAGCCTGTTTATATCCCAAAGGCGCAATATTTCCTTTGCAAGCGCGCCCGGATCTCTTGGCGATACAACAACACGCTCGCCAACCTCGAACGCGGTGCCAACCTGTACGATCTTTTTTGCAAATGGTATGGCAACACGGTTGGCCGGTATTTTACGTTCCGGGGTATTTCCTTTGGCTGCAATCGTTTTGTCTTTTTGGGTCTTGGCAATTTGCGTGTCCCGGTTGTCTCGCTTTAATTTGCTGTACTCGTCGCGATAATTTTGTATATCGGCAATCGGCTTGTTATATTGGGTTAATTGGGCAATCGCCTCGTCGGGCTTTGACGCTAATAATAAAAGTATTTCCTCCATGGTTAGTATGATATACGGTTAATAACTTGTTGCTCTGTTGTATGGTAGGTTGGCTCGTACAAATCTACAAATTCCCGCATCATAAACGCATCTAAAAAATCCGGGCTCTTGCCGCCTAAAAATACTTTCATTTCCGATTTTTTAATGATCTGTAATTTGCCGTCCTCGTCGGGCTTGGCCCGCTTTATTGCTTTACGCTCGGTCTTTAAACAATCCTTAAGGGTTTTTTCGTCCAATGCTTTACGGTTGGCGATCTCCTCCGGTATATAATACTCGGCATTGCTAACGGCCCTCCCTGATTTAAAATAACATTGGCTTTTAATATGGTTGTAAGGCTCGCCGCCAACGGCCCGGGCCCCGTTGTAAAATTGTACCGCGCCCTCTATAAAGCCGCTTACGAAACCGCCAACACCGTCGTTGTCGTAATAAATATCGCTATTGGGTATGCCGTTGCGTATTGCGAGTGCCTTAATGGCATTAACGACAACCTTGCCGTCGCTCTTTTTGTAAACAATAAAATCGACTAACATGCGGCCAACCCATGCGTACGCAACCAGTAAGTCGGAGCCCTCGAGCGCAATGTCGGCCGTTATGCAGCGTTTAGTTAGCCGGTGCCATATTTTACGCTCGGCGTCTTTGTTGAGGGGCGAGTTTTCGTATATCTGTAAATTGTACTTGGCGTCGTCAATTTGCGCCTTTACGTGCTTATTGGTAAAAATGTCGTTAAACTTGTTAAAGTCGTAAATATCGGTGTGTGATACTTTGACATTCCAGTTACCGCCCAATAGTTGGTTTTTGGTTGCGTCGTCTTGGGCATTAAGGTTGCCAAGGTATTGAGGGTTCACTTTTAACAACTCGCGGTTGTCATAAATGGAGCCGCCAATAAATGTAAGTGATTTTACAAAGTCTTTAGGGTCGAGGCCCGACTTTGTAACCATTGGCTCGAGGGTGTGCCAACATTTTTCGACAACCTCCTCGTAAGTATTGCCCCAAACGTATTGGTCGTTGTCAACCATAAAATACCGTAATACGCCTTGTCGCTCCGGTATTGGGTACCCGTCGGCACCAACCCACCAGTCGATTAACTCACGTACCCAACTATCGGGGTCGGGGTTACAGGTTGCCCGCACGTAAGGACGTACGCCGCATGTCGATCGGTTACGCGATAACAGGTAAAAAAACATTTTCTTTGTGAAGTGTGTTAACTCGTCAAAACAAATTAACGGTATTTCCGACCCTTGCCAATCATAAATATTTTTCTCATACTCGAGGTGCGAAAACTTAATCTTTACGTTACGGCCAAAATCCCACTCTAAACGGCTCTCGATAGGTGTTGCGCCGTCTATGTGTGAGAATATTTTTGCCGAGGCATCCCAAAGACCGCCCTCGGCTCGTATCATTGGCGAGGTACGACGAAATACAACGGCTCCAAATCTTGGGACGTAAATATTACGCAATGTCTCGAGTAATAAAGTAAAAGTTTTACCAACCCCGGCGGCCCCTCCTCCAATCACTATGTCGGCCGGGCTCGCCAAAGCCATTTGTTGGTACCCCTCTTGGGGCCTTATAACTTTTATATCTTGCGTGTTGCTCATTTACGAATTATTTAACGCTTACGTGTCCCGCAAATATCGCAATAATTCTATTGTCGCCAACACGTCGCCCGGGGCCGTGTGTTGAGCCTCGTTTTGTATGCCTAACAACTCGCAAAGGTGCTCAAGTTTGTAACTATGGTGTGCAATGGTGTCTTTGGCTAATTGCAGCGTGTCGAGTTTATCGAGATCGCTTATACCGCAACCGAGGAACCGGGTAAACAGGTAGTCGAGCCAAGGAAAATCGAAAGTCTTTACGTTATGCCCGGCGATCGTGGTTACGCCGTGCACCTCAAGTAAGTTAAATATCTCCGATAAGGCAACCGTAATGTCGGTGCCCTCGGTTTGCAGCCTCTCGAGCGTTATGCCGTGTATTGCCATTGCGTCGGGCTTGTAACTTACTAACTCGGTCTCACAATCCCGGAGGTATGGTTTAATTATATGGCTGCAACTTGCCACGATCTCCAACGCCGGGGTTGTAATCGAAACGGCGACCTCACAAAGACCGTTTTTAGTCTTTGAAAAGCCGCCGGTCTCAAGATCAATAAAAGCGATCATTATTGGCAAGCGTGCTCGAGGGCCGTTGCGCGCTCCTCGTTTAGTAATTCGATTTGCCTATAATCGACCGGGCTCGTGTTTTCAGTTACCCAAAGTACTTGCGCGTCAAATTGGGCGTTAATTGCGGCCCTCTCGGCCGTGCAATCGTTCTCGGTTGGTATATTGTCCTCGGTGCTGCATGATAACGCCGCAAAAGCGATAATTGCAAATAATAGTTTTTTCATTTTAAGCGATTTTATTAATTATAATTTCTTTTTTCTTTAGTCGGTCAAGTGCCAACTCGAGCGTTGCGATAACTTGCTCGTCGTCCATTCCGTAACTGTTAATGCCTCCGGGCGCGTGGTCGTTCTCAAAGAGAATAACGGAAAACATTTTTAATTTGTCTAATGTAATTGGCCCCTCGTTAGGTCGGCCCGCCGGTGTTTGGTTGTCGTTTTCTGTCATAATCGAAAATCTTTACATTGTTTTTATTAATTAAATATTTAGATCGGCATTGGCCGTATGTTTGGAGCATTGGCGAAACTGAAACCTCGCCGTTGTATTCGTTTAAGCTATAACCGCCGGCGTCTAATTGTATTGTCTCATACTCGCCGCAACCGCAAAAACATAAATGCGCGGCCCTCTTTTGCTTTTTTGAGATATACAGGTTGGCCGGCTGCATGTTGTCTGATCTCGGCACCCGGTCAACATATACCGGAGTTATTGGCATGGTGTATTTTACCGGCAACTCTTTTACAAAGTCATTTAACAGGCTTTCAATTAAAAAGTTTCGGTTGCTCATTCCGGTAACGCGCTTGTCGTTCTCGTCGTTCTCGCGCTCGAGGCGGGTAATAGTGTTGCGTAGCTTGTTAACGCCGTTGTCCTCTTTAAAAAATGCTAAGTCCTTATAAGCGTAATAAAATTTTCGGCATAACTTGGCCTCGACCTCGATAACTTTCTTGTGCAACACCTTTGCCTCTTTAACCTTGGTAACGCTCCCGTGCTCGGTAACGTATAAAAGCCCGGCATACTCCGGCACCTCGTCCGGGCCAATCAATTTGTCAGGAACCGCAAAGTAAAACCGGTTTGGGCGATCATTACAGGCAATCGGCGTGCCGGCCGGAGCAAACAACACTTGTTGGCCGTCCTCGCCTCCTAATACCTTGGTGTCATACGTTGCGGTACGGGTTGCAGTGCTCAATATTTGGTGTTTTTGCGTCTTTTTAAAATCGGCTTTAAAGTCGGCCCTGCTAATTTTTACCTCAACATCATACACCCAACCGTTATTGTCGGTAACAACCAATAAATCGGTCTCGCAATACCCATGCCCGAAAAAGTATATATTGGGCACCACGTAACGCGCATGGCTATAATATGCCGTCAGGGCCTTTGTAATGTCTTTGGCTGTCATTTATGCAATGTCTTATGTATTTTTCTAAACACCCAACCGGTTAAATATGCTTGCGCCTCGTCGTTTATCCGGTCAAGTTCCAAATCTCGGTACACAAATATACTATTTACGACGTGTACGCCCTCATGTGCAATAATATCGAGGTCGCATTGCTTAAAACAGGCATACACTTTAAAGCGGCCCTTTGCCGAGATCCTGTTAAAGACGAAAGCCCCGCATTGCTCGGCCCCGTCGGTTAGATCGTATTTTTTAGCAACCTTTACGAGATCGTCGGTTTTTATGACTATAAGCCGGCCGCCGTATATCGGTATTTTGTACTCTTTTTTTATCATTTGTGGTACTTGCTTTTTCCGACCGGGTAAATAATGGGTTGTTGTGCTTTGGGTTCCGGTATCGCCAAGGCTTGTATCTCCTCAATTGTGGTGCCCTGATCGCTAAACTTTAAACTAACCGAGTTTAAGGCCGTAACAAAAGCGGCGGTGCGGTCGTATTTCTCCGGGTTAATATGCTCCTCGGTATGGTGTATAAATCCGGGGCACTTTGCTTGGGCCCAATTACGAGGGTCGGAGGCCCTCAAGTTGCAACTCCTCTCGTGCGCGCAATAGCCGCACCCAATTTGGTTTTCGTGGTTATACATGGTTAAAATTTATGTTGGTCTCG